TTCGAGAGACATTTCGAGAGACATTTCGAGAGACATTTCGAGAGACATTTCGAGAGACATTTCGAGAGACATTTCGAGAGACATTTCGAGAGACATTTCGAGAGACATTTCGAGAGACATTTCAACTCGCGAGGGCCATACGGAAATCGTCCGCTAGATTTGCCGCAGAAAAGAGATCAAGGAATTGCACGCTTTGAATTTGCTGCGGGATCCTCGTGAGACGCGACATGTCGAATGTATACATTGTCCCCGAAACCCGCCTGGAGCACGCCGAGGTTCCCCTGCTTGCTCTAAAAATTGACGATCCCATGTTGGATTGTGTATCGTTTGATATGGGCACCCGTCAGAAACTACATCCGTTAAATATCCTACGTAAAATCGCAGAAACAACACACACTGATTTTATGGACGATATTACCAGTGTATGTTTGGTGTGGCTAATATTTGAAAATGGCGTTGAAGAACATCATGATGTTGAAAATGCACTTCGAATCGCAGTTCGGGACGGACATACGGAAATTGTTCGTTTGTTTCTTGAACGAGGCGTTAACTGCAATGGGATATTGTTTCGGCTTGCAAATGGAAATGCGGAGATTGTTCGTTTGCTTCTTGATCTACCTCTCGATATAAACTACAATGAAGAATTCATTTCGGCATGTGACAGTGGACAAACGGAAGTTGTTCGCATGCTCCTTGAGCTACCGTTCGAAAGAGGAACACAAACTACTGCGCTTCGGCACGCGGTACACGGAGGGCATACGGAAGTTGTTCGCATGCTTCTTGAGCTACCGCCCGAAAGAGGAGTTGATCCATCTGCACTCGATAATAACGAATTAATTTCTGCATGTCAACGCGGACACACAGACATTGTTCGTCTTTTACTTAATTTGCCGTTGGAAAGAGGAGTGAATCCAGGCGCACGTCAAAATAAACCACTGGTTGACGCATGTCAAAAAGGACACACAGATATTGTTCGTCTTTTACTTGATTTGCCGTTGGAAAGAGGAGTGAATCCAGACGTTGAAAACAATTTAGCACTCAAAAATGCATGCTATTATGGGTACACGGAAATTGTTCGCTTGCTCCTTGATTTTTCGTGGAAAAGAGGAGACAAAATTTCGCTTCACATCGCGTGTAAACGCGGCCATACGGAAATTGTTCGTTTGCTCCTTGCACTGTTGCCAGACAGTGAGATACAGGTGGCACTTCAAACCGCAATCACACACGGACATACGGAAATTGTCCGTATATTCCTTGATTTGCCTGCAGAAAGAGAAGTCGATCCAAGCATTGAAGACAATAATGCATTTCGCCATGCATGTTGTAACGGATTTACGGAAATTGTCAGCTTGCTTCTGAATTTACCGCCGGAGAGAGGCATTTATCCATCTGCACGCGATCATGAAGCATTAATTTATGCATGTCGCCGTGAGCACACGGAAATTGTTCGCATGCTCCTGGAATTGCCGCGGGAGAGAGGAGTCGATCCATCTGCATTAGACAATGCAGCGCTTCGATGTGTATGCGCGTATGGACATACGGAAATCGTTCGCATGCTTCTGGATTTGCCGCGGGAGAGAGGAGTCGATCCGTCTGCACGCGATAATGAAGCATTTATTGCGGCATGCCGCAACGGGCAGACGCAAATCGTTGGCATGCTCCTGGATTTGCCACGGGAAAGAGGAGTCGATCCATCTGCATTAGGCAATGCAGCGCTTCGGGCTGCATGTCGTTTCGGTTGCACAGAAATTGTTCGTATGCTCCTTGATTTGCCGCGGGAAAGAGGCGTGGATCCGCACGACAGTGACGCACGGAGATTTGCGAAAGGGCATACGGAAATCGTTCGTATGCTTTCTGAATTTGAAACGTGATAATCTCTTTTTGGGAACTTTGGCGAGTGTTCTTAGGCTACGGCGGCATCGGCACACATGAGCATCGCATCCGCAACATCATCTCGTTTGGCTTGTGCATGGAACCATGCGGTCCATGTTTCGCTTCCAAGTCCAGCCAGAAGAGTTTCGACGCGTGCAATTCCGGCAATCTTACGGGCCCGTTTGTGCTCTTTGCCTGCTGCAATTGCGTCCCCCGCGGTCTTACGGCCCGCATGAACAAAAACTACGGGAATGTTTTTATCTGCGTGTTTGAGGCGGTGACTAACAAGCGTAAACAACATGATTTGAATGGATTTCATCGTCGGTGCAAACGAACAGGGCTGATTTTCCATGAGTACGTGGTCCGCCTTTGCGAGAAACGGGAGTTCGGCATCCAGACATGTTTCCATTCCTGCAAGAATCGTCTGAAGCGATTTACCACCCGATTTCGGTGGTACATACGGCATTAAAAAGGATTCCGCTGCTTTGGCCATAAGCGCCTTTTTCGTCATACTTTTGACACTCGCAAGTCCGTGTTTAATTCCCCATGTACGCCACGCATTCACACTGTTTCCAGACAAGTCGGTGACTGGAAATGTGGGACGAACACCAGGTTTTTTGGCACACCGTTTGCAAAATAGGGTGCCGCTGATATCCGTCCAAGATGCCGGCCCCCCACAAACGCAACGGGTTTGTGATTGCGAATCTGCACCACCTGCGAGCAAATTTAAATTGTTCCAGCGTAAAATATTTAACAAAGTTCCGCTGGAATCGAATTCTGCAACACACAATGCGAGATTTTTAACGCCAATATCAAAGGCTGCAATTGTTGGCATACGGTTTATTTATCGTTCCGTATTTAATCCCAAAAAATGACGCGGGTCTGAAGGGAGACTGCTGAATTAGATGTCGGAGCCATCAACTCTGACTCCGCCATCAACTCTGCAATCACAAACTCCGCCATCAACTTTGCTATTACAAACTCCGCCATCACGAACTCCGCAATCACGAACTCCGCAATCACGAACTCCTTCTTCAATGATGTATCAGCAAAAATCACCACGTGCACAAATTTCGAGACAACAACCATATATTTATCGCCCCAAGCGGCGTAATGCTATCTCGTCACAGAGGTTGCCACCACAATTGCCACCTCTGCCACCGCAACCACAATCACCACCTCAATCACCACCTCAATCACCACCTCAATCACCACCTCAATCACCACCTCAATCACCTCAGTCGCAACCACAATCACCATCTCAAACACCCACAAATTCTCGGCGTGCATCCTATGATGCAATTTCTCCCACGGATCCACCCATAGGTTTGCGGCGTGCGTCCTTTGGTGCAATTTCTCCAACAGGTCCTCCCGCAGGTTCTCGGCGTGCATCCTATGGTGCAATTTCTCCAACAGGTCCTCCAACAGGTCCTCCAACAGGTCCTCCAACAGGTCCTCCAACAGGTCCTCCAACAGGTCCTCGGCGTGCGTCCTATGGTGCAATTTCTCCAACAGGTCCTCCAACAGGTCCTCCAACAGGTCCTCCAACAGGTCCTCGGCGTGCGTCCTATGGCGCAATTTCTCCAACAGGCCCTCCAACAGGTCCTCGGTCGTCTCTCGCTCGATCTGGGTCACCACCACATCATTTGTCGCGACGGTCCTTTAAGCAATTACCCCTTTGTCAAGCACCAATTCAAGCACCAATTCAAGCACCAATTCAAGCACAAATGCATCAAAAATGTCCAGTACATCAAGAAATGCCGGCACCTGTACGTACTGTTTCAGGCACTACAAAATCAAAAGAAACAAATTGCTTATTTGCGTGTTGGTTTGGTCCGTGCTGGGAACCGAATGACGGCTGTTGTAACGGCTGTTGTAACGGCTGTTGTAACGGCTGTTGCAATTGCGATGGCTGTTGTAATTGCGATGGCTGTTGTAATTGCGATGGCGGTTGTGATTGCGCCGATTAAATTGCATCAAACTTCATTGCCACAACGACGCCTCGTGTAACATTTTAAGCCATTTTTTGCCCTTAGGACTTTTGAATGCAGTCGCAGATTTGCTGTATGCAACATCGGGGGGTATCCTAAACACAACTTTCATATTGCGACGTCCTGCGGGAGGATGTAGGACACTGTTTTTGAGTGAAGCTTTCGATACAGTCGTTTGAATCATTACAACAAGAAGCGCCTTTGCTTTATCTGCTTCTGAGACGCTTTTAATCCAATCATCATCCAGGTGAATCATTGCAGCATGCAGATCAAATGCTTTTTTACCCGTAAATGTATATGCAAGGCTGAGAGGATAACGTTCACTTGATTGACTGAGAAGAAGTGAGATAAAGTGTGTATCACTTGCAGTTAGCATCTCTGATAGACCTTTAACAAACATGCAGAAATTTTTGATTACAAAACAAAGCGAATGTGCGAGGTTTTGTCAATTAATCACATAAAAGACAAAAGTTGTTGATTCATGCGAGATTTGAACTCGCGACTACAGGTTCATAGGGCCCATGCTCTAACCACTGAGCTAATGAATCATTAGAAACAGGCAAACATGCAAACAGGCAAACAGGCAAACAGGCAAACAGGCAAACAGGCAAACACGCAAACACGCAAACACGCAAACACGCAAACACGCAAACAGGCATGCACAACCCCATGTGGAAGTCGAATCCACGACCCGCCGGGTAGAAACCGGCCGCTCTATCCACTGAGCTAATGGGGCAGGGGAGCTCGGGGAAGCTCCACACTCTTGGGAAAGAGATTTTTTAGGGCGTCAATTTTTGGGCCGTTTGGTCCCAAAGTTTGACTAAAACCCGTGTGAGCACACGGAATTCGCTCAACATGCGCCCAACATGCCGTCATCCCAACATCCGTGCAACAGCCGTTTGCACACCAAAAAGCGCATGAAACATAATTCCAAGCGCAAATGCTGCACAAACAGTCAACCCGTAAGACCACTCCATTCTCCACGCGACAAACAGAGCAATCACCACAGTTCCAACAACATCTACCACTGCAAGCCCCAAAAAGCGTGTCGAATGCACACCTTTACCAGGCACACCAAAAATATCGCGATATTTTTCAAGTCCAAACATTCCTACTGGGTAAAAACATTACACGCTCGGATAATACTCCCAATGCAAGTCCTTGCAAATCTTACGCCAAACCAATTCAACCTCGCACAATTTCTGACGGGACTTCAAAAGCTGGAAACACGGCAAAAATTCATCCATTTCCAACAGCTGACACAATTTGTACAATACATACGGATATGACATGAAATTGGAACGAACTTTGGGACAATATTTGATATATGCCGGCTGAATCTCCTTAAACATGTGTTGTAATTTTTCAACGGTTTCATTCGACAATGTTAAATGATTCATCCGTCGGTGCACTTGAATACGGATTTTCTGGGCTTGTTCCGTAAATTTCGGCAATTTCAAACGGTGTAAAATTTCACAAATCTTTTCTTTCGTGATTTTGCACGGGTCTGTGATGCGATTCGTCTTCAGATACGACATAATAGCGTCCAAAATAGTCTGCGGCACATCAACACTTTCCTTTTCTTGGAATTGCGATAACCATTCGTTAAAATGATTGATTTTCTTATATGCAAAATACGACACTTCGCGCGGAGGGTCCTTGTAACTGGGTTTTTCTGAATCAATCAAGAAAAATACTTCGTGACCGCACGACTGACACCCAATCGTCGCTTCATTTTGCAGCAGCGTCATTTCGGTGCCGCATCGTGGACACTCATCCCACCCAGGAACAACACCAGACCCAGGCATCAAACCCTTTTTAATCGCAGACGGGTCCACCACCGCTAAAAACTCCTCCAAAATTTTATCACGATTATGACCAAAATTCGTTTCAATAACACTTGCGCGTTTTGGTTGAGGTAGTTCGGGTTCTTCAACCATTTCAACCTTTTCCGACGGTTCCATGAAAAAACGTAGGATGGAATTCGCTGGAAGTGTTGTGCGACCCGTTACCTTGCGCGTTGTCGTTATATTATCAATGGAATCTGCATATTCGTTCAAAAATGCACCCGCTTCCAAAAAATAATCCAAAACAGCATCATTCGATTCAATTTTAGCGATTTTCTTTTTAAGCACTTGAATTAAATCTGTAATTCTACGGTGCTCATCCTCGGTTCCGCACGATTGCGATTCAAGTGTTGCAAGTTCATCCTTGAGTGCAGGAAGGGACTGACGTATTTGCTCAAATTCGCGCATCTTATTGCGATGATGCGCCTCCAATGTTGTTGGCATTTGCTGTTTTTTCGCAACGGATTTAACGGGAGCATGTGGAGCATGCAACAATTCACGAATTGTTTTAGGTTCCATTCTACTCTGTGTCAAAGAAATTCCTTAGATTGCCGCACATGCGTTTGAATTGAATCCCGACAAAAAACTCAATAGCCTTTAGAATGACATCGGGCGGATTGATGCAGCTTGTGGCATACGGCGCACAAGACGTGTATCTAACGGCAAATCCTCAAGTGACTTTTTTCAAACAACTTTACCGCCGACACTCGAACTTCGCGATTGAAGCCATCGAGCAAACATTCAATGGCGTGCCCAATTTCGGCAAACGGGTGTCCAGCACAATTGCGCGCAATGGAGACCTCATTCACCGTATGTATTTGCAGGCCACATTGCCTCGCGTGGATTTGAACGAGTACAATGACGGTTCAGGTTCTCAGTTTCGATGGCTAAATTGGGTCGGACATCTGTTGGTGCGCACCGTTACGCTTGAAATTGGCGGACAACCGATTGACAAGCAATACGGCGATTGGTTGCACATTTGGAATGAGCTTACATGTCCATCCGGTAAACAGGCCGGCTACGCTGAAATGGTGGGTAATGTCCCGGAGTTGGTGAATCTTGTGACAGTGTCGGCGGGTCCAGAGGGTGGATGTGACGAGGATTGTGTTACGGGCGAACCACATTTGGTAACGGATCCCCGTAGCTGTGCCCCCGAGTACACGCTCTTTATTCCGTTTCAGTTTTGGTTTAATCGTCATGTTGGATTGTCGCTGCCGCTGATTGCGCTTCAATATCACGACGTTAAAATTACGGTGGACATTGAGCAGCTGAACAACCTGTGTTGGACAAATAGTCCGACAGCGCTGTCGAATCTCAACGGATTTGGACTTGTGGCGGCGTCCCTGTATGTCGATTACATTTATTTGGATACGGATGAGCGTCGTCGATTTGCACAGGTTGCACACGAATACCTGATTGAACAGTTGCAATTTACGGGCGATGAACCCGTTGTATCCACGAGCAACAAAATCAATATGGCATTTAATCATCCCGTTAAGGAAATTGTGTGGGTTACCCAACGGGATGACTTTGTGACATGTGACCCGGCCACCATTGACCCGTGGAAGGGACAGCAGCCGTTTAATTACACGGACTGGTGGGATCGTGCAGTTTTGACGTCCGGGTATGATCTTACGTTGGTGAAAGGACTTGCGGGGAAAAATCCGACGGCTGTTGCGAAAATGCAGTTGAACGGTCAAGACCGTTTTCAGGAGCGTGAGGGCAAGTATTTTAATTTGGTGCAACCGTGGCAACATCACACGAATATACCTGCAACCGGCATCAATGTGTACAGTTTTGCGTTGAAACCAGAAGAGCATCAGCCATCCGGCAGCTGCAACTTTTCCCGGATTGATAAGGCAACGCTCATGCTCACGCTCACGAACAACACGGTTAATGCGACAACAACGGCAAAAGTGCGCATTTACGCTGTGAATTACAACGTGTTACGCGTTATCAGTGGAATGGGTGGATTGGCATACAGCAATTAAGCGTTGATTGTTTATGTTTATTGATGGATTGATTGTGTTGATTGTGTGTTGATTGAATGAATTTACTCGGTATTAAATTCATGCAATAAATGTTGGTAAAATGCGAATAAACGCAAACAATTGCGTCTCGAGGCCCCCCCGACGGCCTAAACGCACCTTTTTGAGGAATCCCGGCGCCGTCAATTTTTTTTCTCCGGCAGGAGTATAAAGTCATGACCTCTGGTGGATTGATGCAGCTCGTTGCTTACGGCGCCCAGGACGTGTACCTGACGGCGAACCCTCAGGTTACGTTCTTCAAGCAGCTTTACCGCCGCCACTCGAACTTCGCGATGGAGTCCATTGAGCAGACGTTCAACGGTGTCGCGAACTTCGGCAAGCGTGTCACGTGCACAATTGCCCGCAACGGCGATTTGATGACGCGTGTGTACCTCCAGGCCACGCTGCCGTGTGTGTCTGCTGCAGATGTTGCCACTGCAGATATCAGCGGTGCAACGTTTGGGTGGGTTGACAAGGTTGGTGCAGCGCTCATCAAATCCGTGGAGGTCGAGATCGGTGGCCAGTCCATCGACAAGCAGTATGGCGACTGGCTCAACATCTGGAACGAGCTTACACGCGAGTCGGGTAAGAAATCCGCGTGGACAGACCTTGTGTCTGGTGGAACGGATATTTCGTCCAACGCAACTGACGCGTCTTGCAATGCGTGTCTCCTTAACTGCCCGACGACGGCGGCTGCGGAGAAGACGCTCTACATTCCCCTTGAGTTTTGGTTCAATCGCCACACGGGCCTCGCGCTGCCCCTGATTGCTCTCCAGTACCACGAGGTCAAGATTAACATCGAGTTTAACGAGCTCCGCTACCTGTGCAACATTGCTCGTGATGTTGGTACTAATGCACAAACAGATGTTGGTCAACAAGCTCGTACGGCTTCTACGTTCCTCAACATGCTTAATAGCAAGGGCCTTGTCGCTGCATCGCTCTATGTTGACTACATTTACCTGGACACGGAGGAGCGCCGGCGCTTCGCTCAGGTTGCACACGAGTACCTGATTGAGCAGCTCCAGTTCACGGGCGAGGAATCGGTCACATCGAGCTCCAACAAGATTATCATGTCGTTCAACCACCCTGTCAAGGAGCTTGTGTGGGTTGTGCAGGCCCCGAGCACGCGCGATTGTGGTTCGATGTTGAATGCACCGTTCAAGTACACGACGGCAGATGGCAAGAATTGCAACCCTGTGGTTGGCGCCAAGATTCAGCTCAATGGCCACGACCGCTTCACGTGGCGCGAGGGTTCGTATTTTTCCAAGGTGCAGCCTTACCAGCACCACACGGGAAATCCGAACATAGACAATTTTGGCAACACGGTCACACAGTCCTCTGTTTACCCGTATGCATTGGGTCGCGCGCTCAATGATTCTACGAGTGTCCCAACTGATATTATCGATACCATTAACCCCCTTGCTCAAGTTATGGCCAAGGATGCGGGTATCAGCGTGTACAGCTTTGCCCTCAAGCCCGAGGACCTCCAGCCCTCTGGCAGCTGCAACTTCTCGCGCATCGACAATGCGGTTCTCCACTTGGTCCTCAAGCCTGGAACGTTCGCGACGGCGGCGAGTGGTCTGGATGCCAACACGTCTGCCAACGTGCGCATCTATGCCGTCAACTACAACGTGCTCCGCATCATGTCTGGCATGGGCGGTCTTGCATACAGCAACTAAGCAACCGTTTCTCAGAAATGTCCTTTCTCAACAACACACTTTCAAAGTTTATTGTTGAAGATTTTTGTTGTTAGTCAGTCAAATACATATCTTGCGCAACTAAGCGCATTTGCGAGCAATTTCCTCAACAAAACACTTTCAAAGTTTATTGTTGAAGATTTTTGTTGTTAGCCAGTCAAATACACATCTTGTGCGCCATTCGCCACTAATTTCATCAATCCGCCGTTTTTACAGCGCTTAATTGGGACAAACGCTTTAATTGCATCACGTATTTGCGGGTTCGTCGCAAGAGACAAAACATGTTCCATAAAGCCGTCGTTAAATTTGTAATTTTTTAAAATAAACGTAACGAATTCAATGGAGTTAATTGCAAACTCAAGCACATCCCCTGCCCCTGCATTACCGCACCCACCCAAAACTCGTAAAATATTAAGAAACAGTCGTCGTTGTTTAACGTTTGACTCCGTCTCTTGCGATGCTTCAGCTTCTCCCGCTTCTCCCGCTTCTCCCGCTTCTCCCGCTTCCAATCGTTCAATTCTCGCTTCCAAATTCACCGATTTTGTTTCCAAATTTAAAATACACTTTGCAGATGTATCGCGTGCAATTTCACGCAAGGAGTCTGTCAAATCTGTTCTCAGAGCGATGTTAACATCGAGACCCCGAACTTCTTCAATTTGCGCTAACATCTCAGATAATTCCCATTTAGTGTACATGAGCATCCGGTCGTTGTTGTCGCTCATTTGAAACAACTTCACGACCCCAAGTTTAAGTCATTCGCGATTTCCAAAAATTCACACACATTAGAATGACAAGCGGTGGACTTATACAGCTGGTTGCATACGGCGCCCAAGACGTGTATTTGACTGCGAACCCCCAAGTCACCGTTTTCAAACAAACCTATCGACGGCACACGAATTTCGCCGTTGAAGCCATCGAACAAACATTTAACGGTGCTGCCAATTTCGGTAAACGGGTATCGTGCACAATTGCACGTAATGGCGATTTAATATCTCGCGTGTATCTTCAAGCTACGTTGCCGTCGCTATCGGTCGAAGAACTCGGCGATACAAGTTTCGCATGGATTCCGTTTGTCGGCCAATACCTCATTAAATCCGTGGAACTTGAAATCGGCGGTCAGTTGATTGACAAACATTACGGTGAGTGGCTGCACATTTGGAATGAGCTGACACTGAACGGGGGCAAAGGGCGCGATTACCTCCACATGGTGAACAGCTACGGGGGCGTGCGAGCAGACCCAAGCGGCAGTGCAACGAACATGGAACAATTCAATTCGGCTATTGCAAGTCTGAATGGAAGTGGAACAGACGGTTCGTTTGGAACTTCAACATATTTCAGGGGACTTTTGCCTGTCACCAATCTTCCCGAAACAACGCTCTACATTCCGTTGGAATTCGGATTTAATCGCAATATTGCTCTTGCGCTGCCACTTATTGCGTTGCAATATCACGAGGTTAAACTTAACGTCGAATTTAACGAACTCAAATATCTCGTGAATGTTCTTGGACGTGGCGAGACAAATGCGCAACCGATCAACACAATTGCGCAAAAAGGATTGGTTTCAGCGTCGCTGTTTGTTGACTACATTTTTCTGGATACAGACGAGCGCCGCCGATTTACCCAAGTTGCACACGAATACTTGATTGAACAACTTCAATTCACAGGTGAACAGTCCATCAATGCTCCGTCTGTGCGCATACCCTTAATGCTAAACCACCCGGTTAAAGAACTTGTGTGGGTTCTGCAAAATCCGGAATACGTGGATTGTGCGAGCATACACAACTGTCCGTGGCGATACAGCGATGCAACGGGAGATACACCGGTGCTAACGGCGAAACTTCAATTAAATGGGAATGACCGCTTCGCCGAACGCCAAGGCAAATACTTTAATCGTGTGCAACCGTTTCAGCACCACAGCAATTCGCCGTCCATGGGTATTCACGTGTACAGTTTTGCACTCAAGCCCGAAGATTCGCAACCAACGGGTACATGCAATTTCTCGCGAATTGATACGGCGATTTTGCAAATGACGTTATCGCCAACCGCATTTCAGACGGTGATCAACGGATTTGACACACAATTGTATAATACGAATCCCGCAAGCTCGCTGAATGTACGTGTGTATGCCGTAAATTACAATGTTTTGCGCATAATGAGTGGAATGGGGGGACTCGCATACAGCAATTGACATTTGGGTTGACATGCAGAACACACATGTGCTAAAATGCAATTTCACAGACAATGTTTTTCGCCATGGATCCCGCTTGTCAGCCGCAGTCCAATGTGTCCAGTCTAATTTTTCTGCTGGAAGACTGACGAGGCGGCTGACAAGCGGGAACAATGGTTTTTCGCCCATTGTTACTTCTGTACCACGGTGCCAAAGATTTAACAGCAATGCAGTTTCGGTAACAGGTTCAATTGTCCACCCATGAGTCATCGAAGAATTCCGTTTTACCACGGTCATAGTAAAGACCCGTTTAAATGAATCGCCAGATGTATAATGGCCAGTCATGATTAATGTATAAGCATTCGTTCACGGCTCGTTGGAAAATGTGCAGCTACGCGCCACTTTATGTTAAAAATATACCTGATTATGTAAAGGGGAACATAGTACGAAATGCCATACACTCCTCTGCCGTCAAACGCACAGAAAACATGTCAAATGTAATTGAAGCGATCAGATATTCATGCTAAATATCTTGAAAGCGTTGAAAGTTTTCATGCAACAGCAGAAGTAAAAGAAGGTGAAATGGTTAAAACACGGTGTCGCCGTCTGAACGCCAATTTCACTACATGTGTATTAGATGGCGATGCATGCAAATTTGGCTAACTTCGTGTTTGAAAAACCGGAAGAAATTGAAACTATTTGGAAGTTGGTGGGCAAACGAGAATTCATCCGGCGCTAACAGGAGATGTACACTTCGGTATTTTCGATCCCAGCGTTAGCAGAGCACACGTGGACTGTGGTTGTTAAATCGCGGTTCAATACGATGTTGTCAAAGTTGTCAATAATGTCAAAACATCAGTGAGCGCCTTTTCTCAGCAAACGGGAATTGAGATGGTTGTTGCAGGGGAAAATCATTTTCGATTGGACTTTAATCACCCCGTAACTCGAATTCGAATCATTGCTACGACGAGCAGCGGCAACACTGATTTTAAAGAGCATTAGCGATTTCCGAAAAAATGATGTTGCAAACCTTATCCTTTTACAACATCATTCATGCAAGAACTTCCAGTAATTATTGACTTTGATGGCGCGAGTGTTGCATGGCGTGCGAATAAAATTAGTTTGCCAAACGGAACATTTAAGTATCGCCAAGAACAGAGTCTTGATTTACGTGCATTGCGTCGAGAACAACGAGCCGTCAAGGCACAGAAGGCACCACAGCAGCAGAAGGCACCACAGCAGCAGAAGGCACCACAGAAGGCACCGCAGCAGGTTCCAAAAGGTGCGCTTCGGGAAAGTCTGCCAAGAGCAGCGAAAGTGCGTGTGTACGTCGGTCCATAAATGATTCACCAAAAACATGCGGTGCATGCCGTGTGTGAATTTTCCAACGCTTTTCGAAACTCAGAGCTGCATGATTGTCCGCAAACCCGCCAACAAGAAATCGTCGGACCCACGCACGCCCCTTTGTCGCACGCGCCCCACCAACAAGCTCCCCATTGTGCTGTCGGAGACGACGGTCGGGATTCACCGTTGCACCCACATAAGTCCGTTTTCCGTCCGTACTTTGGAGGAGGTAGCAGTGCCAAGAAGACATGTACTTGTTGAAGTGCGCAGAGTTTTATGTAAGCATGTTAACTACTTTGGTTGAACCTGTGAATACATGTTCATCGAGCATGAACCACTCGTATTTTTCAGGAGAACCGTCTGGTGTACGAATCACCGTATATGACCAATCTCCTGACAACATCAATTCCCGCTTAAATTCTTCAACCGAATCTTTCGAATCAATTTCCATCAGCATTCGTGGTTCAAATCCAAGTTTTGCTGTGTGGAACCACTGTTTGGAACAACGCTCCTGATATTGTCCATGAACTTCAAACGGTAAATCTGATGTAAACGTTTCCGCGTATTGGATCATATTATGATTTGCGTACGGCGTAAAGCGTCCATCGATCATGGGGCTTATAACATGATTGAACATGAATGTATTCATCGATTCCTGTGCAAACTGTGTAGTTTTGCTTTCGCCAATTCCAATAAGAGCAATTGTCTTGCCACGACGGAGCCAACGGAGGATTGGTTTTGCAATCATTCCTCTGTTCCTTTCTCTTTCCCCCTCGTCAATTTTCCCCATCGCCCTGCCCATCAACGCGTGACTTGCACGACCTCCACAATGCGCACCGTCATGTGCCAATCGCACGACAACGCATCGACGCCCGATAATATACGCCCCCACCGATCTAGCCACTCGATCGTCAAACGTTCCAAACGGCCCAACGGAGGTCGAAAGATCTTGGGTGCTTCCACCAGTGTCGACGACCAACAACCAAAGGGCTCCAACAGCATTTTGCCAAAATAATGCGCAACTTGGCCCGTGGATTCCTGTGTCAATGCCGTAACCTCCAATGCCGTATGATCCACGTCATTCATGTGTTCCGGTTCATTTAAACGTAAAAATACATATTCGTCGTTCAAACGGGGCATTTGGTCTGCCGTAAAAATCGACCCAACGTCCGAATCTGTCGGATTCCAACCTAAATTCCAACCGAGTCCCCATTCAACTGTCCGCCCCCCCGATTTAAAGAGAAGTTGAAAAGGTCCCGATGCACCAACGGAAAAACGTCCGGTTGTTGCTGAAAATGTGACATTGTATGTTAGCGGTGTAGCGGATGCTGCACACAATGCACCCGTAAGCGCAGCGCAAAGTGCGGGCACGGTGTATGTTCCGTCGGGAATTGTGACGAGAAACGGTTCTGTCGCTTCCGCAATCCAAATCGTCGTGTTTCCACGTGCAGCAGAGAGCGCATACAGACCATTTCGAAATTTGATTTGAACAATGTCCAAACGTTCGATTTTGCGATATTGGCGAGGGAGCTTTAGCGTCACTTGCGTTGGCAACGGAAACACCGTTTGGTCCCGATCGCGACTGTCGAGCATGAGCACGTGCACGTGCTTTTCGGTGCCCCTGTCATCGCCCCTGTCATCGCCCCTGTCATCGCCCCTGTCATCGCCCCTGTCATCGCC